GGGACTAGCCCTTCTTCACCATTCACTCACTTCAACAAGGAAAAGAACATGTTTGTTCAAATCGGTTTTAACTGTGAGATCAAAGATGGCCTTTCATGGTATCTGGAAACCTCAGACTTCGATGCAGACGAAAGTATGCCTCTCGGACCGAATGGTCGCCAGTACTACATGCGATGCCAAGTGACTGTTGTCGATGTTGCTAGGGACTTCGAGCTGGTTGGGAGTGGTGAAATTCACTACATCCCTATCAGTTTTATTGAGGACCTGAACAATGTCGAAAGAGCCTTCACAGTCGCGCTCGAGGAAACTCGAGCTCTTGTTGAATCTGATCGTCTTTCTCTGGGAGCTGCGAAGCTCCTGGAGGCAGAGATCGAAGCGATCCGACGAATGATTGGACCGAAGCCGGGAATGCAACCCCTGCCTCGTACTCCAGTCACCAGCAATATGGATCTGCTGGTCCCATGTAACTACTTGCCTGTTCGGCAGTTTACATGCATCGTCGATTTAGATCGTATGAGTGTAATGGTGTAAGTAACTAGTCCCCTCACGCTAAGACGGAAATGTCGCCTACCGAAGGATCATCGATAATGAGTTACTTTTACAGTTTTAATCGTGCTTGGAACCGACGGTCAGTCCGCAATGACTATCCTGCTGGCGGTTATACCTCCAGCGGACAGACACAAGCGGGCTACCTTAAGGATACCAAGCCCGACCACCCTGTGAGAACGACTCCCGATGTCTTCGGATGGCGGCAGCCGACGAATTATGACCGCGAAGTATGGAGTGGCAATACTCACTCAATGTACATTGATGCCCGAGTAGATTTTGTCGGGCAAAATGGCTTTGGTGGGTACGGCTACTCTACCTGGACGGGCTATGCGCCGGTTCCGTTTTTGCCTCCTCCGTCACTGCCAGGATGGGTTAAACCATTCTGCGTAAACGGGGCCTTACGTAAGCTAAAGGATCAGAAGGTCAACTTTTCTGTTGCTTTTGCTGAACGGGCACAGACTGCAGGTATGATCGCTAAATCTATCGATCGCTTTGCAAATCTGATACAGGCATTGCGGGCTCGAGATAAGAAGACTTGGAGACGCCTAATGAACGTCCGACGGAATAGAGATGGAAGTCTCAATTTCCGGAAGGGCGCTGATCGGGATATCTATGGTCTTTGGCTCGAGATTCAGTTCGGCTGGAAGCCTGCTGCATCCGATGCTTACGGTGCGATTGCTGCCCTCCATGCAAAAGATATGGAGGATACAGCAAGATATCGCATTACCGTAAAGCAAGGGGTACAGGAGCGCGACGAGTCCGAAATGGGGTGGAATATTACCCTACCTGATACAATTCTCGTTGCTCAAGTGAAAGGAAAATACAAGACCGTGCACAGCGGTTTCTGTCGACTGGATTATTATGTAACAAATCCGACTGAACAGACGCTGGCCGAGCTTGGAATTACTAATCCGCTTGAGGTTAATTGGGAATTGATTCCGTTTAGCTTCTTAGTTGATTACTTCATACCCATTGGAAATTACCTCTCGTTGCTGGATGCAGCGAACGGGTTAACCTTCAAGGGTGGGAGTTTCTCCTCAGTCACCCGGATGAACTTCGAAAAATGGACTGTACCAGGGGGCATTGGACATAACACTGTGTCTTATAAAGACACGTCCAAGTTCCTTATCGGGCATTCCAAAGATCACTTTGTTCATATGAACAGAGAGAAATTCGAGAGTAGTCCGTGGCCACAGCGGCCCGTCTTCGACTTTCATGGGTTGGAGAAAGGGCAGCGTGTCTGGAACGCAATCGCGTTACTCGGACAGGCCTTGCGTTAACCAGTCAGAATTTCTCTGGCTGGCAATCCCACTATAGAGGTATAAACCTATGGCTCTTGCCATCGCCGACATCATTGTTCCGGATGCGGCAACCACCCCGGTTAATCACACTTTTAAGGGTGTGAAGTACCAGGACGGCGTCACCCGTTATCGCGAAGAGACGGCCACTCATCCGAGTGGTTACTGGACGGTTGGTCTGTCCCTTCGTGAGCCCGCGGCGTCGAAGAACGGCTCTTCTGTGTATCGTTGTCAGGCCACGTACAATCATCCCGTTTTGGTCACGGAAGTGATCAACGGTGTGAGCGTCCCCAAAGTAGCGTATACCATCCGCTACAATGTGGAAGCCGTGCTGCCTAACGACTGCACTTTGCAGAACCGTAAGGATTCGAGGAAGATCCTCGTTGGTCTGATGAACGATGCTCAGTTTAAGAGCGCCTTCGAAGACCTTATCCCGCCGACTTAAGGCGGGCCTTACGGCTCTGACCTTACTCACCTATGGAGTTTTAACCCATGCGAGTACGAAAGAAGAGTGCCGGACCTTTTCAGGGCCGGCCCCGTTACGACACTTGTCTAGCCCCAGAACTTGCCAAGGGTATATATTCCCGAAGCAAGACAGAATTCTCCCGAGAACTCGCCGATGCAATCAACACTGGCGACTTTCGGAAGATTGTATCTGCGTCCGTCAACCCAATGGGTTATACGAATGCCGATACTTTTGGCCGGGATTACCTCTGTTCCGAGCTGATGTCCAAATACCCTGAATGGGAATTGGGCATTGATCGGGACCAAGTGGCCCTGGACAAATTCTGCGAAGCTGAGCGGATTTGCCTCGACACCAATCGTCGGAGCTTGCAATCGTTCGGGAGTCCCATTGTGGGACCTCCCGCGCATCCCATTTTCGTTATGGCGATGCGGAAAATCGAACGGTTGTTGGGCTCCTTCAGTTGGCCCGAGGTGTTCCGCCGAGCGACTTGGGGACCGGGCGCAACGACCCGCCTTAGTAGGTGGGAACGTGACGTCTACTACAAGTTTAAGGGTTTACCCCAAGTAACGCATGACCTGTACCCATTGGCAGCCAAGATGGTAAAGAGCATTCCAGGATGGAATGTTCCGAACCTCGAGGTTGTCCATGGGAATCGGGTCACCACTGTTCCGAAGAACGCGAAGACCAACCGCGTTATCGCTATCGAGCCCGACCTGAATATGGTAATTCAGCTAGGGATCGGTAAGTGTATACGCGACCGTCTGAGCAGGGTGGGCCTCCTTGTCGACAAACCATCGTGGACAGCTCAGCAATCGAATGCTGAGTTGGCACGAGTCGGCAGTGAGACTGGTAGGTTATGTACTATTGACCTATCCAGTGCGTCCGATACTATTTCGAGAGAAGTAGTTCGTTCGCTCCTCCCCACTCGCTGGTATGAGGCTCTTGAGCAAAGCCGATCACCAAGCGGAGTTCTTCCTTCTGGAGAAGTTATCAACTACCAGAAGATTAGTTCCATGGGCAATGGCTATACTTTTGAGCTGGAAACCCTGATATTTTGGGCTCTGGCTTCGAGTGTGGTTGACGTCCTTGGACTAGAGGAACGTCGAGTGCTCGTATATGGCGATGACATCATTGTCGCCACCGAGGCGTACCTGTTGCTTACGGAAGTACTGGAGTTGGCAGGTTTCACCGTCAACACCAAGAAATCGTGGGCAGTTGGTACGTTCCGAGAAAGCTGTGGAAAACACTACTTTCAAGGCATCGACGTAACGCCGTTCTACATTCGGAGGCCTGTTAATGATGTTAACAGACTATACTGGTTCGCCAACGCA